TGTACCGCCTACTGATAGATTAGCAGATACAGCAAAGTTACCTGCAACTCTACTATTAACAATAGATGTAGAAATATTACTTAAATTAGAACCATCTCCATAATAAGCAGATGCACATACTCTTGCATTAGCAGCCTGTAGATTAGTTCCCCCTATAGTAACAGTACCATCAACATTTAAATTACCAGCTACAGATACATTACCAGCAGCTTTTATATTACTTACAGATACATCACCTGATATTTGAGGTCCACTAATATTAGTTATATTGGAACCATCACCATAGTAAGCAGATGCACAAACCTTTGCATTAGCAGCTTGTACATTGGCTCCTACTATTGTTACTGTGCCTCCTACAACAAGACCACCACTGACTGACACATCATTATCAAATGTGGCTGCGCCTGTTGCCATGAGTGTTCCACCAATAGAAGCATTACCAGCTACATCCAAGGCACCTGATATAGACACGTCATCTTCAAATTCTGCTTTACCAGTAAACGTAGATGCACCAAGAGCTTTAAACGTACCACTTACTGATACATTATTTTTAAATGTAGCTGCACCTTCTACTGTTACTGTAGACTTAAATGTAGCTGCACCAACAGCCGTTACAGTGCTTTGAAGTTGTGTTGCTCCTGATACTGTTACTGTAGAACCAAACTGTGCAGCACCGCCAACTGATACAGCAGCCTGTAAATGAGTAGCCCCTACAATTGTCGTAGTACCACTGACATAGAGATTACCACCTATAGTAGCATTACTAACTGATATGTTACCTGCTATAACAGCAGTAACACCACTTAAATTAGAACCATCACCGTAGAAAGCAGATGCACAAACTTTGTCATCGACATGGATATTACCATCAAGAGATACGTTGCCTGTTACAGCAAGAGTCCCTGTAAACTTAGCTGCGCCCGTAGCAAGCTGGAAAGAACTATCAGTTCCATCTCCAGTTTCAATAGTCGTAAGACCAGCACTGACGCCAGTATTAGTACTTACACCAACTCTTAGTAGTTGTTTATAAGTATTAGCAATTGTTTTTCCGGTTAGTTCTGTCATATTAGGTTCCAATACTTGTCTGTGTCTTCCCAATTAGTTGTAGCTTCTGACCATGTTAGGTTCCTGCCGCCTGTGTCAGGGCGTGGGTCACGTATTGCAGGGTTATCTCTAACGTCAGGTATTTTATTCTGTGGATGGTTCTTTAAATCAAACTGTCCTTCAAAGTCTTCAGGACATACCAGCATACCATAACTGTTAAAACGCATTATTCTATGTGGATATACAAAGCCACATGTATCACACATAGCCATTGCGTTTTTATTACTTGCCATTATACATACCTTAGTCTAGGCACAACTTTCATAGTTGATCGTTCTCTGTCTTCTTGGAAAGCTCTAGCTAATAGTTCTTCATAATTAGTTTTTAACATTTGTATTCTACCTGCCTCTACACCGGGACGTTTCATTGACATATAGTATGCCAAGCCACAGGTCAGGGGTGGTAGGAAACGTGTAGGCATGTCTGCATTTTGTCCAGCAGATTTATCTACATCTTGTAATGAACTAATACGTTCAATCTTCATTATGTCAGTAGAGTTCTCTGGTATAGGCCATACCGAAAGAACAGGATTGTCTCTTCCCCTGCGTATAGAATACTGAGAAGGTCTACCTGTTTGTGTTTTATTAGGTATTAGTAAATATTCTTCAGGTGAGATACGTTCTAGTTGTAGGTCTGTACTGTCTCTATTAAGCACAACCTCAAGAGCATCTATAGTAGAACTACTAAGATCATAGGTTGTTGTGCTTGCTGCAACAGTAACAGCAGTAGTCTCTGTAGTCCAGAGAAGAACTCCTCTGTTCTGCCAATCTTTTAACATAAGATTTATAGAACGTCTAGCTGAAGCAGGTTCATGACCAAGAGTTTGTTCTCCCCCAATCATCTCAGTTGCTTCTTGTATTACTTGATCTATATCAAGATTAAAATTATATGTGCCTGATACTGCCATTATTTTTTAGCCCTTCTTTTTACTACTTTCTTTTTTCTTTTGAAGGTCTTTACCATTGTAGGTTTGCCCCCTACTCCTTGTGCTTTTGATCTCTTCCTTACAACAGCACTCTTGATCTGACCTTTGCTCATGCTCTTTGCAGTAGACCTTGGTACGCATTTTGGATATTTCCTTTTACTAGTTTTTGTAGACTTACGGCCACAGGATTGGAACTTGCCCTTTTTCTTTGGCGCACCAATATCAACCCAATCACCTTTTGAGCCTTTTCCAAACCATTCTTTTAAACTCATTTATAACCGCCACCACGTTTTTTATATGTTTTAACTAACCAAGCATTTGCATAGGCACTTGGATAAACATCAAATTTACGTTTAGCCTCTGATTTAACTCTTGAATAAAGGCTAGGATTTGTAGGTTTAGGTGAACCTTTTTTTGCTTTTGATTTTTTACCTGTACCTTTTTTTAGAGTAGACATTATTTAACACGGCCACCACGAGAACGATACTTAGTAGCCTTGCCACCACCTCTACGGCGCACTACACCACCTTTAGATTTGTACTTAGTATTCTTAGCCATACCACCGCCTCTACGACGAACTGTACCACCTTTAGATTTATATTTAGTCTTTTTCATCATTTGAATCTTCCTCTTCTGAATATAAGTTGTTGAAAGTAATATTAGGGTTCATGTAACTATTATCTATTTCTGCTGAATGTATATACTGACTTGGTGCAAAATCTGGTGCGCCTTCTCCAGCAACCCATAAAGCAGGGTTTGTTACTCTTACTCTATTATTTGGTAACGCTATTATGTTACCTGTAAATTCTCCAGCATCTATAAGTTCTAATACATGTGATTGTTTATGTTGTGCTGGATCATCTGAAATATAACTGTCTGTATAATCTACAGTAAACATATAACGACCAGTATAAAACTCTCCATTTATTTTACAAAGCCAAGGACTAGAAGAAACTCTATCCATTACTATTATAGCATGATTTCGTGAAGAACAGTCCCAAGGTTGTGTAAAATGTGTTGGCATCAACTCAGGCCACTCTTCTAATCTTGTATCAGCTACTAGTGCAGCTATTGGCATTCTAGCCCACATTGCTCCACCATGTATGTTTTCTTCTTCATCACATCCAGTAAATACTACTTGAAAACTTAATGACCTGTCTGGTATAGTATTAACTGCAAAAGCTAATGCGTGTAAATATTCTCCTTCATAATCTTCGTGGTTACTTGTAAACTCTTTACGTACCCAACATTTAAAATGTGGGATGTTTGATATTAAATAAGACATTTATTTTTAGCATCTCCATCTTTTTCTAGCTTGTCTTAGTCTACTGTTAGGGTTCTTAGCAGCCTTGGGAAACTTCTTCATTTGCCCTGCTGATCTAGCGCAATATGATTTACGTCTTGATGCACGTTTACCAGTAGGTTTCTTTTCAGTAACAGCAGTCTTTAATTTAGAACCGGGATTCTGTCTACGATACTTGGCTACACCTTTTTTAGTCATGCCAGCACCAGCCTTGGTAGGACGTTTCATGCCCCGACCAATGGTGATCCCTTTCATATTACTTTTTTTTCTTTTGACTGCCATATGTATACTTATACTTTTCTTTTAAATAATTTACTAGTGCTTCCCAATAATCATCCCAATATGTGTAATCTTTTTTGATAGGTCTAATACAACTCTCATCTATTAAACTATAATCATCTTCACCTAAATCTACAGACTCTCTATATCGTTTTACAAAATCTTCATCAACCATTAAAATCCTCTGAGTGCTGCTCCTTGACCACGAAGACAAATACGTTTCTTCTTTGATTTAGTTTTCTTTTTCTTCATCTTCTTTTTAATGCTACCACCCTTTTTCAAATCATATCCTTCTATATAATCAGGAAGGTTGTATTCAGCATCTGCAAAAGCTTCTTCAGTGCCTACTATATCTCCAGTAACACTTTTAAAAAGTTTATTATCAAGACCGGGCATCTCTTTTTTCTTACCCGTTAATCCTTTTACAAAATCAACTATAGCATCACTTTGTTTTGTTTTTTTAATTTTACGAGGAGAACCTGTACGAACTTTACCTATATCTGGTACTACTAGTTTTGCTTGATTTCTAGCTCTAGATAGTATTTCTTTTTTCTTATAATCAAAAGGACGCCTTTTAGGTTTAGTAGATTTAAGTGCCATGCTTAATCCTCTACTTTAAAGCCTTTGCCTTTTTCATAGTCTTCTTCAACTACAACATCTTGAGGCTTGCCTGTTACAGACGGTCCTTTACGTGCAGCACCAAATCCTTGTCCAGTAGGTTTTCCTACTATCTGATCTAGTGGAATGCTACGATCTATTAGTGTATGTGGTCCTGCCATCTTACTCTCCCTTAGTATATTTTCTGTAGAAGTACCAAGCACCTATTGCAATAACACCAATAATTGCTATACTAATACCCAGCATGCTATCTTCTTGTGCAGGTACAACTTCTACTTTAGTAGGTTGTTCTACAACTGCTACTGTTTTCTTATCCATTATGATCTCCTCTTTTTACCTTGTTTTGGTTTACGTTTTTTCTTAGGTGATTTTACAATCTGTTGCTTTACACTAGACCGATTAATCATAACTATTTCCGACTACTTGACCACCTGTCATACGATAAGTAATAGGTCCACCTTTTTTGTAGCCTTTTACTTTACCACCACGTTTTTTACTTGTTTCCTCTTGTCCCTTTTCAATCATTTTATAAACATTTGGAGCCATATCTTGAAGTCTTAGTTCTTCGTCTATTTTTAATTCTTTTTTAGTAGGTTTTACTTTAGTGGGGCCGGGACGTGCTTTAATAGTAGGTACTCTTACTTTAGAATCTCTTTTTTTAATACTGTCTGTAACTTTACTTAAACCTTTTTCCATAGGTCTAGCTTTATAAGTGTTATGACCTTTTAAGGGTCTAGCTCTTTTAGGAATTGTATCGTCTTTTTCATACATAATAACTTCGTCTTTACCTGTCTTTTTATTTTTTATTACATAAGCTTTTTGTGATTTTTTAGTCATTATGGTGTTCCCTGTTGTAAAGTATCAGGACCACCAGCAGGTGATGCAGCAACTGCCATATCATCCTGACGTGTCCTTCTAGCTTGGTTTCTAAGTGTAATTATTGCTGCTTCATATTGCTGTTGC